TTGGGCGCTCCGGGCGGTAGCTGGCGCCTGTTTTCGGGTGTCGGTGATGAGCGAAATGTGCTTGGCGGGAAACTTCGGCATGTCCGCCACCGGCTCGGCCAGATTCAGGAGGACTTCGATGAACGTCCGCACGCCGTTCAACTGCTCGCCGGTGGGAGCCTTGGTCACCATGTATTCGGCGACGGCCTGGGTTAGACCCATCTCGAAAATGTTGGAGCCAACAAGGGCGCGAAAGGGAGAAGCTGCTTCGCTCTCTTGAAACCGTTTTTTCGGACTCAAGGAAATCATCGGTGGCAAAGTAGGAGTTTCGACCAGGGGTGTCAACGGTTAAGATTTCTGTTGACGCCGGGAGCGAATTGATAGAAAGTCGGATTACATGACTGCGGTAAATCGAAATTTCACTTCCCACGCTAGGGCGATTTCTTCGTCGGAATTGCCAGCAGTCATGTGCGCTGGCGTGGGAATTGAGAATTCATTATGAGCGACCGCATCGCTGGCAAACGCCATCTCTGCAAGTGCGGCCACCCGCGCGTCTATTCCTACGCCTTCGACGCCTTCTACTGCCCGCAGTGCGATTTGTACTTGGAGCCAATCTGCGAGCTTCGGGACTGCATTTACTGCCTTCACCGCGCGGCGAAGCCCAGTGGGAACAATCTCTTCGAGCTGAAAGAGCCATGATCCGGATGCGCCGCATCGATATGGCCCCGCCGCGCGGCTGGATCATTTCCCCGCCGTTGGTGCCCAGTGCCATGCAGCTCTGGAGCTTTTATAGCGCCGTCAAGGAAGTCCGCCGGGCGCACCCCGAATACTCGGAAGCCGAAGCCGCGGCCAAAGTGGATGCGGAAAACGCCCTGCGCTGTTTGAAGATCGGCGCCGACAACTTCGTGATCGTGGACGAGACCCCTCCGTATCGTTCGCCCTTGGTGAAAAAGAAACCCGCTGTCAGGCCGCACATCCCCGTCACGCTGCTGGCGGTGGACACGTCGGCCAAAGCTTACTTGGCGGAATTGGCAATTGAACGCTGTCTGGAGCAAGCCACGTTTGACGACGTGAAACTGCTGACCACCGACACCAGCTTGCGTCACGCCGTCCGCATCAATCCCATTGACAACCTCGAAGCCTACTCGCGGTTCTGCATCCGGGAAATGGTTGAGCATGTCCAGACCTCGCATGTTCTGGTCGTGCAATGGGACGGCTACGTGCTGCGCGGCGAGGCGTGGAGTCCCGACTTTCTCAAATACGACTACATCGGCCCGCCGTGGCTGCCCTCGCGGCATGTCGGCAATGGCGGGTTCTCGCTCCGCAGCAAGCGCCTGCTCAACACGCTGCTGACCATCCCCGGCCCCGAGCATCCCGAAGATGCCTTCATTTGCAACCAACACCGCCCGCGATTGGCTCAGGCTGGCATCCAATTCGCGCCTTACCCGGTGGCCGCGCAGTTCGGTTTTGAGGGCCGGTCCTGGAATGGCGCGGGCCATGAATGGGAAGGCGTGCCGCTTGGCTGGTCGGCCCAGTTCGGCTTTCACTCGTTTCTTACGCCGTTGCCCGAGCAATCCGCTCGGCCCCGGATATACCACCATTCTGGCGATTTGGGGGATGCGATCTACGGGCTCGCCGTGATGAAGAACCTCGGTGGTGGCGTGCTGTTCATCTCCGCTGACAATCGTTTTCCCTACCCGGCAAACACGCGGATGCGCGCGACGCCGGAATGGGTGGCCAACTTCGGATCCCTTGCCAACCAGCAGGATTACGTCTGGCGCACGCAATGGACCCACGCGCTGCCTTTTTCGACGGATTTCGATTTGAACCAGTTCCGCAGATTCTACCAGAATCCCCAAGGCCGCTACTCCCTGTTCGACCTGCATCAGCGTCAATTCGGCGCGTGCCATCCCGAGGCAGAGCCCTGGTTGATGGTGGACCGGCCAAACCCGGTGGCTCCCATCGTCGTCAACCGGACCAACCGCTACCGCAACGACGCTTTTCCGTGGCGCGACTTGGTAACCCGCTACGGCGGCGAGATGGTGTTTGTCGGCACCGAAGATGAGCACCACGCGTTCAACGCCGAATCGGGCGCACCAGCAATTCCCCGCCACCACACCGCGAACCTTCTTGAACTTGCCCGCGCGATTGCCGGGGCCAAGGTCTATATTGGAAACCAATCCGTTGGCATGGCGATTGCCTTTGGTCTGGGCCAGAATCTCATCCAGGAGAAATGGCCCGGCAGCCCCGACTGCGTGTTGGATCGGGCCAATGCGGCTTACTTTCCAGAATCAAACCCGCTCGACATCGCCGCCAAATGGCTGGCTGGCGATGTTGTCTGGCTGAAGTCATCCCCGTTCGTCACCTTCATCATCCCGACCATTGGGCGGCCCATGCTCGCCCGCACGCTGCAATCCCTGCTGGACCAAACCGATCCAGACTGGAAGGCGGTGGTCATTGCCGATGCCGTCCAGGGCTTCGAGTTGCCGCTGCAAGACCCGCGCATTGTAATCATGCGGACCCGCTCGAAGCTGGGCGCGTCGCACTTTTCCGGCCTCGTGCGCAACCGGGGCATCACGCTGGCCGACTCGGAATGGATTGGCTGCGTTGACGACGACGACCGATTGGACGCCAGCTATGTCGAGCGATTGCGCCAGGAAGGCCGCGAGCAAGACCTTGTGGTGTTCAGGATGCGCTACTCGCCGCCGCGCGAGGATGGCGTTGCCGTTCTGCCGCGCAGCAACCGCGTGGAAGACCTTCGACCCGCCGAAGTCGGCATCTCGTTCGCCGTGCGCAGCGCCTTTCGCCGCCAGCACGATCTCTGGTTCACGTCCGGCGAATTCGAGGACTGGCTGTTCATCGAGCGTTGCCTGGGTTCAGGGGCTAAGTGCAAGATTTCGGACACCGTGGCGTATTACGTGAGGCATTAAAATGAAATCCCCCATCCTAATCCTCCTGCCCAGCTTGAACCGCCCCAACCAGTTGAGTGACGCCTTGGCCTCACTCATCAAGGAAGGCACCGGCCTGGCCGACATCCTCGTGATCGGCGGCGAGGGCGGTGTGATTGCCGCCTTCAACTCCGTGCCGCATGAACTCATCAGCCAGTACCGCATTGTCGGCATGTTCGGCGACGATGTGCGTATGAAAACCCGCGCGTGGGACAAGCTGGTGGTCGAGAAGCTGGCGGGCAAGTCCGGGCTGGTGTACGGCCGCGACGGACACCAGGACGCCAAACTCTGCACGCATCCGTTCATCACGTCGGACATCTTTCACGCGCTCGGCTTCATCTACCCATCTCAACTGCACCATTTCTGCGGCGACAACTACATGATGCAACTGCTCCAACCCATCGGCAAAGTCCAGTACCTGCCCGAGCTTTACACCGAGCATCTGCATCCCGACGCCGGGAAGTCGCCGCTGGACGATACCTATAGCAAGTCGCGAGAATGGTGGGACCGGGACTTGGCGGCGTGGAAGCGGTATCAGGATGAACACTGGATTAACGCTGACCGTGCTCGCGTGGAGCATGTTTGCCCGTGAAAACCTCCATCCTCATCCCCAGCCTTGACGCCGATTACCTGGCCGACCTCCTGCCGCAAATCGAGGGGCCAGACCGCGAGATCGTCGTGTGCTCTCCTTACCGGCCTCCTGAAAGCTGTGTCTGGGTTGAAGACACGAAGCTGGCGGGCACCAATCCAGCCCAGCGGATGGCCTTTCAGAAAAGCAGCGGCGATGTGATTGCTTCGATGTGTGATGACATCATGATTGAATCGGACTGGTGGGAAGCTGGCATGAAGCTGCTTGAAGATGGAAACATGATCGCCTCGCTCGCCCCGTTGGAAAACAACTATTGCTTCGGCTTTCTCTACGCGAATCTCCCGATGTACCGCCGTGAGACTGCTGTGCGTCTATGGGACTGGTTCTATCCGTATCAGACGCACTGGGGTGATCCGGCTTTCTCTATGGCCGCCTGGCAGTCGGGAGGAAAGGTAGCGGCCACGCGGCCCTTGGTCCGCTTCCGGGACCGCGACGGACACCCCGAAGTGCCGCTCAAGACCGCGGCTTTTAACGCCGATTGCATGGCGTTCCTTACTGACTTCCAGGCAATGGCGAGGAATTGGATGTGCGGACACTGGCGGCTGTTCAACCGACCGGAGACAAGACCATGAGCGACAAGATCGACAAACCCTACGCCGTGCCTCACGGCCCCGAATGCCCCCGCTGCCACCAGCAGATCGTCGAAGCCCAGGACGTGACGCCTGACGCCAGCAACGTGTTCAAAAAGGGCAAGCTCATCGTGTGCGGCGCGTGCGCCCTCATCTGCCGGGTGGGCGACTCGAAGCTGATTCCCGTCAGCACGAAGGAAGTGCTCAGTTACCCGCCCAGGATTCAGTTGATGTTGCTGGCTACGTGCAAGAGAGTGGCGGCGCACATCGACCGGATCCAGAATAACTGAGCATGAAGCTCCGCAGTCAGCCTCCCGCCATTTGCCCCGACTGCGGCCAGTACCCGGCCACCCTCCATGACGGCTCCGGCTATTTCTGCGTGCCGTGCAAGAAGTACGTGGAGCGCATCACCGCGATTATCGAGGACAACATCCGGCGGCGGAAGATGGACGAATGCGACGCCAAGGAGAACCGGAGAAAACGCTGGCGGGATTGGTATTACCGGAATAAAAAAGCCGCGCCGACGCCGTTCCCCCGCATTGTTGAACAGCGCCAGCGCGTCTAAATCAGTTCGAGGACGGTTTCAGCCACTTCGTCCAGGCAGTCCCCCTCAGATTCCAAGTCAAACCCGCGCACATCATCGGCCCTTTGCTTGCAGATCGCAATTACTTCTTCCGGGTCGTCCCCAAGGGCTATTACGCTGCCGAGTTGTTTCATTGGGGCCACCTGCCGGATGAACCAATCGCGCAACCCAAGCTCGCCTTGGTCGTCAACCCGGCACCAGTTGTAGAGCTTCACCGACTCGCGGTCTTCCTCCGGGAAATCCACGATCATTGACCGTTCCGTAGCCGTCTCTGAGCAGAGGATGATCTGGGCGCAGAACTTGTGCCGCCATTCGGGCTGAACCAGTTTTCCCTCGGCCCCGAACCAAATCACTTCGGCAAGGTTGGCCATATTGGCGGCAACACATTCGCCCGCGGGCGAGGCGTGACGAGCCGTGTAATCAATCGGGTGAGGCTTGCCGTCCTTCTCGCGGATCTCGGTGGAGAGGAACTGCCGGTAGTCGGGGTAATTCGCCTTGATGATCTCGGTTAGGGCGTTGTTGACCGTCCGCACGCCTTCCGGCAGGTCCACGTAATCGGCCACGGTTCCAAAGTAGCACTTGTCCTTTTTCTCCTGACCCCACAGCGATGAACCGGGAAACTCGCCGCCGATGTTGAAGCCGTCGTATCCGATTTCATCGGCATCGGGTATGGCCGCTTCGACGATGAACTCGACCACGTAGGAGAGCGGCGCGTGCTTGTGGTTAAGCTCGTCAATCTGGCCGCGTGCATCCGAGTAGTCCCGCGCAAACCATGTCTCGCCCAGGCCGCGCAACCCGGAGATTTTGACGTACCACCCGTCCTCGGAAGGATGCTCAATGAAGAACTCGCCCAGGGCCTTTGTGCCGGTGATCTTGTAGCACTCGTTGACTGGCAGGCCCGCCGCTTGATTGAGTTGCTTTGCCTTCCACCGCAGCAGTTCAAGCTCGGCTCCGCTGCCCGCGCCCCAGACACGGTAATTGTGCCTGCGATAGTACTCCTGAAGGTCTGAGCAGAGCACATCTGGAAATACCAAGATCGAGGCATTATCCACCTCCAGATCCCATTTCTTAACTCGGCGGATATTGGGCAGGCCCATGCCTACCATCAGTTCACGGCCATCCTGAAAAGTCGTCTCGAACGGGCAGAAGTAGCCCACATCCCCGAAGTCCTTGGCCAGCAGCAAGGCGAGAGAGGGGAACAAGCCAAAGTCCATCACTAGGGCGCTGTCATCTGGAAATCTCATGGCAGGCTATACACTGCCGCCTCGTACTTCTGCCAGTTTACCCCAAGCTGATCGCAAGTCAGAGCCTCAATGTTGGTGGCAAAGAAATGCTCCCGGCGATAGGGCGCTTTGGGATCATCTCCCGGCTCATCGTCCTCGCCGTGCTTACCCTTGGCCCTGTCCGCCTCAAACTTCTTGTCGAAGTCATCTACCTGCTTCTGTGTGATCTTGCGCTTCTCGCAAAGACGTTGCTCGATCATCTCATGCAGCCCCACAAGAAATGCGTAATCATCATTGCCCATGTCGGAAACGAAGATGTGCCGCGTGCCGTCTTTCTCGACGATCCAATTACCGACAGTCGAATAACGCTGTTGGTCGTGAGGAATGGTTTCAATGGTGATCTTCATTCCTTTCCTTCCTTCGGTTTCTCAGGCGGCGTCCGGCCCGCCCGGTGGGCCTCGACGGTGGCCATCATGGAGTCGCGCTGAATCTCTCCCAGCGTCTCGATGTTCTTCCGCTTCTGTGTCGCCTCGAAATCCTGCTGCTTGTGCTGCAACTTCTGCGCGTCGGAAGCGGTCTTGGACCTCAGCTTTAGCTGGTCCGCCGCCTGCTTGGAAGTGAGCTTCAGCTTCACCTCCGCCTGTTTGGCTTGCAAGTTGGCCAGCGCCTCGGGGTCGTGCCCGTTGCCTTGGGCCTTGGCGGCCTGATCCTGTCGTTGATGAAAACCTTTAACCTCATTCATCGACTTGGCCAGTCGCTTCTCCAATGCCGTCGTGACTTCTTTTTGAGCAGGATCACCAGCCAAGATATTGAGATAGTATTTGGCGTAAAGCTCGCAACCATCTAGACCATACGCTTGCGCCGAGGTTCCAACGCCTCCGCCTTGCGTTACGCCCGCGATTATACCCTCAATGGTATCGACCATTGTAGTGACAACTTCAATCGGATTTGGCCCTGACCGCGGTGTTATGGCCACGCCGGACATGAATGAGGCAGCCACCAATTGTGTGTCATGTTTTGTATTGCTGACCTGTGCCGCCCCGTCAATCGGCGCAATGGTTTCGGTAAGCTTCGCGTCGTGCGTGAGGGCGAAGACGTACTTGTTGGCGACCACGGCCTGCCCCTTTGGATTGAAAATCATGCGGGCGTCGTACAGCGCCTTGGCCTGCGCCTGCTCAAGTTGCATGTTGCCCTGGCCCAGCACCCGCTCGGGCTCGACCACCCAGCGGGCGGCGTCGATCCACTTCTCGATTCCTGGCGGTCCCTGCTCAATGCAATCGGCGCGGAACTTCTTGGCCGTGAAATCGCACGTTTCCTTTAGCGTCAACCGCCGGCAAATCTCCTGGTAGGCGTAGCGTTCCTGGATGTAAGCCAGGTTCAGCATGGAGCCGGTCATCTTCGCCGTCTGGCTCAGCAAGGCCTGGACTTCAAACGCCGTTCGTTCCTTCTTGGTGCCCTGGTCAATGTCCTGCGTGTAGCCCGACGTGCTCTCGCCGAGGTACTGCCGGTAGTTGGCCATCAGCATCTCCACGCCTTCAGTGTTGGTCTCGGGCCGGTCGTTGCGGTTCACGAAGGTCAAACCGTCGGGAACGATGCCCTGGTTCAGCCCGATGTAGATTTGGTCCAGCCGCGAGCGGTCCACCGGGTCCGCGCAGCGAAAGAGGTTGATGAGGTCTTCATGGACCTTCTGCGCGAACTGGCATTGCAGCCGGTTCATCATGCTGCACACGTCGTAGAGCAGGTAGCCCAGGCCGCGCACGGCGTACCAGGTGAACGGCGGCTGGTTGTTGCCGTCGCCGAACTGGACGTGCATCAGTTGGTCGAGGTTGTCGGCGAAGGCTTCGTCCTTCTGATACAGCCATTGCATCGGCTGGTCGGTGTCGGCCAATCGCCCAGGGTTGCAGTCGTCATCCTGCACGATGACTCGATCCCAGCAAGTCTCCTCCTCCTGGCCTTGGAAATAGAAATCCCACATCTTGATGATGGGGGTGGCGTCGGAATCGTAGTAAATTTGATTTTGCTTGTAGATATTGGCCATCTGCTCCGGATGGTCGCGCCAGTTCCAGTTGTTCTCGTTCTGGTTAAGGTCTTTGAAGTCCTCCAGAATCCTCTCGACCGCGCCGCGGTTCCAGCCGGGATCCATGTTCTTTCCCTTGCCGATGGTCTTGCGGAAAAGCTGGCCCGGCGTCAGGCGGCGCCTTACCGCGAAGTGCGTCAGGTTCTCCAGCGTCACCAGTGTATCGGTCGGCACCAGCAGGTCTTCCATCGGCACGAAATATGGCAGCGGCGTGTATTCATCCGGCCACATCTGGGGGCCGATGCCGTGCAGGCAGATGCTCCCGAACTTCTCCCGCATCGTGTGCAGGAACGGCCGCGAGTCCTTGAGCAGCTTGTTGACCAGCGTGGTGAACGTGCCGCCAATCTGTTGCGCCTTGGACGGCGGGGCGTTGGGGACGGCGATCGTGAAGTAATTGCCGGTGGAGAGGAAGGCGGTTTCGTATTGCTGGCGGGCAGCGAGGAGGGCGGTCGAGCCAGCCTTGAAGTTGATATTGACCTGAATCTTGTTCTCCTCCTCCTCCTGCTTAGACCAGGGCCGGTCTCCGTTCATCATGCCAACGTAAACGGATCGCGGTACCGCTCGAAGAGCATCTGCGTCTCTCAGGTTCTGGATTATTTCGGCGACTTTTTCCGGCTTTGTGAAATTGATAACTGCCTTCCCTGCGGGGATGGCGCGTTAAATGTTGTCTGAGATCAAATGCGATGCGGGTTGTTTCGTCAGCTTTACCTTCAACACATTACCCCGGTCTCTGATCGAACGCTCTCACGTCCTGACTTGGACTGGATTCATCGCATTTGATTTCAAACAACATCATATTACGCGGCTACGGGTTCAGAATGCTCTTTCCTCGGTCTGCCGGGGCCGCGCTTCATCGGAGCTTCGGTGGCGGGCGTTGGCTCGGTGGCCGGTGGCAAAGATTGGCGCTTCTTGCGGAGCAAGTCAATAAGAGAACTTCCCTTGACCCGGTGGAATAAGACGGCATCCGGACGCAGGAGGTCGAGCGTCACCGTGTTCACTGGGTCGGTGGCCTCTTTGACCTCTTTGAACACGGGCGGCAAACCTGGCTCGCCCCAGACGTGCTGGATCAGCGGGGTGGGGTAAGCGCGGGGCACGACGTAGGGAGCATTGGCGATGTCCCAAGGGGCTTCCGTGGTCGTGAACTGCGCCATGTCGCGCGTGGCGTCATTGGGGTACACGGCGCAGCCAGCCATGTGCAGCGGCGGCAGCGGCGGCTGGTTCGACGCGATCATGGCGCCCATGAACCGCTTCGGGCAGGCGTTGTAGGCCACGGCCAGTTCATCAAGCCAGGAGGGCCGCAGGGGGATGCAGTCCGGCTCCAGCCAGAGGAACGGCAGCTTGAAGCACTCGTGGACGTGCTGGCTGGCGATGCGGAACATGGCGTTGCTCGCCTTGGGCCAGCCCGTCACATCGAGCGGCACGTTGACGACGGCGGTTTCGGCGAAGTGGAAGATACCCTTGGCGAGGTTGCCGAGTTCGACTTTGATTTCGTGGGGCACCAGCGAGTCGGCGGCCATCAGGCAGCAATGCGGGGCGAGCTTGGGGCTCAGGACGCCGATCCAATGCAGGAGTTGGCGGGCCTGGTCAACGTCCTTGGAGCAATAGGGTACGACGCAAAGCAATGGTTGGATTTGGGGTTGTGGGTTCATGGCCTTTGGTTCGCATGGATTCTCAGCGAACGGGGGTGGGTGTATTTTTCGTTGAAGTTGGGCCGCGCTGCATTCCTGTTTGCGCGATCAACTCGCTCTTGAATCAAGGTGCGGTTGATGCCCGTCAGTGCGACTTCTTTGCTTTTTACGATTAGTGTTTTCATGGTGTTTTTGGTTTGGTGTCAATCCATCGGTAATCTTGATCCCGCCCATACAAAATCAGATTCCTTTGGCCGAGCATAAATCTCCCAATGACGGCCTCACCGTTAAACTCTTTCGTCAGAATCGCATTCCACTTCTTGGCCTTCGCGCCTTTGACGCCTTTAACTTTTACGTGGATCAGGGATTTATGTTTCATCGGACGACGATTGGGTTTTCTTCCACTTTTTACTTCGCTCCCATTCGAGTTTGGACAAAATCTGACTTATTCGAGTGACGCTAACACCGATCCTTTTGGCAATCTTTGGTTCTGTGATTCCTGATGCTTTCATTCCCGCAATAACCAATGAGCGCGCCAAACACCAGTTGCAAACTATTTCATCTTCACTCCACAGGCTGCCAAGGGCTTGATTTGCGTCAAAAGCCTCTTGAATAGCTTTGCCAGTCCAATTAAACGCTGTCGCATTATTTCGACACGGAATCAATCTGGCCAGGAGCGGGATTTTTTCATCGGTCTCTAGTTTTATCCAGCAGTGGGGTGGTAGATTCTCAAACTCCTCCTTGGGCGTGTGGGCGAGGATAGTCTTGAGCGGAATGTGAATTTTCGTAGAAAGAGGGCACCGGCACACCTCGCAAGTTCCTAATTGATCCTCGCCTTCCACGCGGAGTTGGAGATGCTCCTTTGCTTCAATCCAGCGGCGCACCGTGTCGGCGACTTCCCGGCGCATGATCCAACCGCCGCGCCAGTTGAATTCACAGGGACGGCCTGAATTTTTTCCTGTGCAAATGTTGGCTCTATCCTGCGCTTGAGGATCTGGCTGGCAACCTTCCCCGAGCCAGTCTTTAATGGTCGAAGCGAATTTGGAAGCATCTTGGAGCATTTTCACTGGACCTTGGATCCGCCGCATCCTCCACAGCCACCGCCCGGCTGGACCGCATAGAATGTGTCCGCCGTCGGCTGCGTCACGGGACCGCTGCCATTTGCGCACCATCGAGGATCATTTCCCAGCCGCGTGCAGGTGAAACTCTGAACATCCGCATCCACCTGAGCCATCGTAGCGCCGGGCAGATTGTTTCCCACGCGCAACGAGAGAACGTCCTTGCAGAAGTCGATATAGGTGCCGTGCGACACCATCTTTTTGAACAGCACGCCGTCCTTCATTTGGTCGTAAATCCAGCCACCGGGAGGTATGGTATTATTCGTGAGCAGCGGCATGTCCTATTTTACTACCATGACTTGCTTCGCTCGCACAAGTTTCATTTGCTTGTCCACCAGGTCGTTGAGCCACCTGTTTTTCGGTTCGTCGTCGTCATCCTCGGGGCCGAGCGATGCGATCACAAAGCCACGCTGCCGGGCACCCTCCAGAATGAACGTCGCCCAGTCGAACTTGTCAGGGCTGCGTCCCAGCCTCTCTTTCAAGTCCTCCTTGGGCTCAACCTCGATCTTGTTTCCGGCAACGGTCTTGTATTCTCGGATGCAGCCTTCATCCACCACGTCCTCCCCCAGTTCCCGGACCTGCTCGGCCTCAATCGCGTAGCGCAGCGAGAACCAAATCTCAGTGATCTTCTTGCTGTAATGCTCATCGCACCGTTTGAGCCGCAACTGCCGGGTGCGCTCGTCGAAAATCCTCAAGTCCTGGCGCACAGGACGCTTGGTGGGATTGCCGCCTTCCTCAATCGGCAGCGGCGGGTTATGGCCAAATACCCGCGCGAAAGCGTAACCCACTGTGCCCTTGCCGAAGGCCCCGTAGAAAGCGTTCTCATAAGGGATGTCGTATTGATCCAAGTCAATCTTCACCGTCTCGGCGATCTGGTCTTCGGGTGATGCCTTGAGCCGCAGGTTGATCTGAATGGGTGTCGGCTGCGTAAACCGGATGATCTGTCCGCCTTCAAGGGACTCGCCGAATTCGGCCCAGCCGCGCATGCAACGGTCCCCGCCGCCATAGGCCGGGTCCACCGCGTAAATCTTCGTCCGCTTCTCATTGGCCCACGTGGCCTTTTCAAACACGCGATGGTCCCGGCAAAGCTGCTTCGTGATGACGCGATCATGGGCGAGGCTGAATTTCATCACGCCCTTGACCCGGCGGTAGAAGTCCGGCGAGTCGGGTCCGGAATCGTGAATCACCCGCCGCATGAACTTGTAGCCGATCAGGCCGGGATACGGTTCAATGGCTTCCGGCCCCACGTCGAAGTTCGGCGAATCGGTCCCTACTAGATTGATGCACCGGCCATTCAAGAACTTCGTGTCCCAGCAGGTTGTCTTTTCGGGTTCGGGGAGCGAGTTCCAGCCGTCTTTGGGTTCCGCTGACACGCCGAGCGGATCATCCGGGTTATGATTTGGGTTGCCTGAGCCAACGATCTTTACGTCGGGATTGGCGAACAGGGAATTCCACGAATGAAGAAAGGTGCCAGCCATGTACTGCAACTCATCCCCGATAAACCGCACCCGTTGCTGCTTGATACCCACGAACAGCGAATCTCCCACCCATTGCTTGTTTTCGTAGCAAGCCTTGCCCATGATGCCAAGCCGCCGATCCCGCATCTTGGTGTCTTCGAGCTTGTGCGTGTAGATCGCATGGTGATGATCCACGATGTTACCCGCCAGCCACGGCCAGCGCGCCTGTCCTGCTGCCCAGAGCGACTTGATCTCACCGAAAATATTGCTTTCGAGCTTGTCCACCTTCGTCGTCGTCACCAAGGCGAGCGTGTTTTCCGGGTGGCACCAGTAGTCAATCAGCAACCATTCCGCAGCGTGCGCAGTTTTCTGACTGCTGTTATGGTGAATAGTTCCCTCAGCAAAATAGTGATGAGCCTTCGGAACCTCAATATCATAAAAATAATCCGTGCCTACGGAAATAATGCTTTTTATTCTTGTTGCGTTTCTATGATGATGTACATTTTCTGAATGGCAAGACCCAGAATCAGTCCTAAAAACCGCATCTGTATTTACTGCAAGGCTGTTTTCCCTAGTCCGAATCCCAAAAAGATCAGAAACACATGCTCTAACAAATGTCTTAGTAAATTCCTGAGCAACTTTCAACGCACCGTAAAACGCAGAAAAAGGGCCAGCGGAAAAGTTGTCAACATTTCTTGTGAGCGATGCAAAAAAAGTTTCTTCACATGGCCGTGTTTTAAAAACACCAGGAGGTTTTGTTCCAACACTTGCCGCAACGCTTGGTTTTCCCACTCCCAACCCACTGGTAAAAATCATCCCTATTGGAAAGGTGGACTCAGAAGAAACTGGCGAGGAACGTCTTGGAAGGCTGCCCAAAAATCCGCTAGGATCAGAGACGGTTGGAAATGCAGCGTGTGCAAAATAACTCCAGTTGGGGAATTGGTGCATGTTCACCACATCGAGCCGTTCAGTGTATTCGGAAGAGAGCGGCATGTCGAAGCAAACAGGCTCGGCAATCTTATTTGCCTCTGCCGGTCCTGTCACATGAAAGTTGAAAGAGGAAGCATTCGTATCGTATCCAGAGACAACATCTCCTGCTGATAAATCGGAAACGTGAACAAACCCACCTGGAGTCAAAACCCGGTGCGTGGCAGTAGCGGTGAATCGGTTTCCGTTTTCAAGCACGACTTCAAATAATTCAGCTATGCCCTTGATGAACGGCACATGAGCCAATCGTGGGCCTTCCAGCGTCATAACGACCGGGGAAATCCGGTTTCGGTGCAGCCATTCAATCGTAGGTTGCTCCCCGGTGATGGGATTCAAAATGCGCGTCTTTCCCGCCACGCAAGCCGATCCCATCAGGATCGTGATTTCGTGCTCGATGATCTCCTTGTAGATAAGCCGGGTCCAGCGATGCTCGTAGCGATTTATCCAGATCAATTTTCGAGCGGCAAGAAAGTGTTCCAACAATCCCAGTCCAAATTGACGGCCTTGAACCTTGATGAAGCCGCCTGCCTTGATGAACTCGAACTCGATGGCCAGAGAATCCATCTGCGAGTCCCAGGTTAGGCCGTATTTTTCGGTGAGCATGATGGCTGTTGACAACCGTATCAGTTTCAGTGAACACTTGCAATGTGGTCCAGATAATCGAGTTTTGTCCCGCCGCGTGCCTTTTGGGAATCATTCCCGTCTGGATCACCGCGCGAGCGGGACTTGATTTCAAACCATGAATTCCGATCTGATTGTCTCAAGGCTCGACAAGGCTAAACTTCTGCTTGCCGAATGCAGGGACGCCACCGGAGCCAAACGCATCGCGGACATGGCACACGCGGCGGAGATTTACGCGACCCGGCAACGATTATCCCAGGACTCGATTGATTATGCGCATGCCGTCAAGATTGACGCAATGACGCTGCTGGGAGATTTTTTGCGACACCAACCCAAGGCAACAGGCGCCAGGGGGATAGGAAAGAGTGTGGTTCCTGTTGGAAACCGCACTAAAATAGCCACTTTGGAGGCTTCTGGAATCACCAAGAAGGAAAGTTCAATCAGCCAGAAGCTCAGTGTAATGGCCGAGGAAAAACCTCAGCAACATGCGCTCATTCGATCTGCGCAAACTCCTTTGGCCTCCGTCTTTTCTTCCGCGCACGTTTCTCACAATTCCGGGGATAACGAGTGGTACACGCCAGAACCTTACATTGTCGCGGCAAGGAAGGTTATGGACGGGATTGATCTGGACCCGGCTTCCAGCGTTGAGGCTAACAAAATCGTCAAAGCCAAGTATTTTTTCACCGATAAAGACGACGGGTTGAAGCAAGAATGGCGAGGTCGGGTCTTTATGAACCCACCCTACGCCTCCGAACTAATCGGGCCGTTTTGCACCCAGCTCTCCACCCACTATCAGAATGGTAGCGTCACTGCCGCCATCGCACTAGTCGCTTGGAAGCCTTCGCAAGCTTGATGACGTATAGGCGGAATTTCTATTGACTGGATTCTTGTACGGCAGCATTCTTCTACCGGCTACCCGCAAAGCTGCCATCGCCATTGTTTTGGCGCTGAGGACATTTTTCACCATTTACTAGTTTGCCTATGTCAACTTTGCTCGATTGCGCCTCGCGTTGTGTGAGCGTAGCTCCGGTCAACATCGTCGGTTCCCCTGGAGGCGGGGGTGCCGCCGGCCCCAACACCGTCACTGCCGCGACCACAACGGATCAGACCGGCATCCTTATCGGCAATGGCGCGAATGTGAGTTCGGTGGCCAATCCGCTGCCCATTGCCAATGGCGGCACCGGCGTTGCCACGCAGGCGGACGCGTTAACCGCATTACTCGGTGGTGCCGGGGTGCCACTTTCGGTGGCCAATGGCGGGACCGGACTGACAGCCGCGCCAACGGCTGCGGCAACACCTGTAACTAGTTCCCCCGGCGATCCCGCCGGAACAACAAGCGCAACTCCGGTAATGATGGGTATAGCCATATCCATTACGCCAGCGACCAGCGGGCGTTTGCTTCTGCTCATTAGCGGCACGGCCTCCAATGCTGGCGGTGGCGCTGCCGCAGTAACGGCCATTGGCCTGTATAGTGGGACTGGAGCGGCAGTCGGCAATGGCGTCGCCCTGCCTGGAACCGCCGTGCAGGTAGGAAAGACCAAAAACATCCTGACCGGCTCTGCTGGCGGCAAAATTGGTTTTGCCATTTCCCAAATCATAAGCGGCCTTACGGTGGCAACGCCTTACTGGTTTGATCTCGCGCTTACCTCTGACGGCGCAAATAGTGCAAAAGTGTACGATTTGGACATCGCGGCTATTGAACTATAATGGCCAACGCCTTCCAGCCGCAGGCGGTTGAAGACTTCCTGACCTCATTCGAGGCGGGAATGGACAGCGGCACGTCGCCGCTGCTCCTGCCCAAGAACCAGCTTTCGTTCGGCACCAATACCACCGTCCGCGGGGCCTACGCCACGCATCGCCCGCCTTTCACCCGCCAAACGCTGGTGTTCCCCGATCCTGTCACCGAGGCGATGTTCCGAGGCGGGCTCTGGCAGGGGGCCTGTTACTACAAGCCTGACCTCGGCATGGAGCAACTGCTGGCCAGTATCTCGGGCCGACTTTACCTTCTCACGCCCGCGGGTTCCACGTGGAACATCACAGACGTGTCCATCCCCGGCGACCTCGACGACCCGCTGGCGACACAGGTTTGGATGTTCCAGGCCGAGCAGTTCGTCATTCGCACCGATGGCACCCTCAAGTTGCCTCTGTTCTTCAATGGCACCAGTTCGCGCCGGTCCATCGGCAATCTGGCGCCTTACCTGACCATCCTGACGACAACGCCCGCTATCGTGCCCACGGCGGGATCCACCCTGACGGTTACGCTGGCGCTGGCTCCCCCGGCGCAATGGGCGGTCGGCACGCCGATCAGCGGCCTCACCATCGGCGATTACGAGGTTTCAAGCTGGACCGGCCCGGCAACGGTGGTTCTCACAAAGCTCAACGATGATGATGGCCCGGATGTCGGCACGGCCATTGACCAGACCGGCCAGACGATGATCTACCCGGAATTGCCCGCCGGGCGGCTGGGGGCCTATGGTATGGGCCGGGTCGCGCTGACCCTCAGCGACGGCAAACAGTTCGTCATCGGGGACATCAGCGGCGGCCCGAGCGGCAGCATCGCTTACGACCATAGGGATGCCGTTCTCAAGGTCAGCGAGAATGATTACCTCGTCGGCGGCGGCTATTTCAGCGTGCCCGGGGCCTGGGGCGACATCCGGGCGATGATCTTCGCCTCCACGCTCGATGCGTCGCTCGGCCAGGGGCCGTTGCAGGTGATGACGACCACGCATTGCTTCTCGTGCATCATGCCGACCGACCGCACGACCTGGGCGGCCGTCACCAACCCCATCGTCACGGTCAGCCTCATCTCGAATGGCTCGGAAAGCCAGAATGGAACGGTGAATGCCAATGGCGACATCCTTTTCCGTGCGGTGGACGGCATCCGGTCCCTGATCCTTGGCCGGCGCGACTTCGACACCTGGGGTAACGTGCCGCAGAGCAGCGAAATGGACCGAGTGTTGAGCCTGGACGTTCAGGATCTGCTCATCTACTCCAGCGCCGTCATCTTCGACAACCGGCTGCTGATGACTGCCGGGCCGTCCGCGGTGCCGGGACATGGCGTGTTCCATCCGGGGCTGATCGCGCTCAACTTTGATCCCCTGTCCAATCTGCGTGGCAAGGCGCCATCGGTCTATGACGGCCTCTGGACGGGCATCAACACGCTCCAGCTTGTCGTGGGCCGGTTCGCGGCGACAGAACGCGCGTTCTCGTTTACCTACAACCTCGCCACGAGCCAGATTGAACTGTACGAAATCGGCACAACTCCAGTGGACGTGTTCGCCACGGTTGAGTGGCCCACACCTGACGAGATTTACGACAACGGCACCACGCCGATCATCTGGGCGCTTGAATCTCCGGTGGTATTCAAGTCCGGCCCGAATGCCGCGCGGCAATTCCTGCGGCTGGTGGACGGCGAGATCGTGATTGATAACCTCGTCAGCACGGTCAACTTCGCGGTGTACTACAAGCCCGACCAGTATCCCTGCTGGACACTCTGGTTCTCCTGGGCGGAGTGCGCCGCCAAGACCAGCGACCGCAGCAAACCCCAGTTCCGGCCCCGGATGGGGTTGGGCGAGCCGGACTCGCACCCGTGCGACCTCTCAACCAACCGGCCCATGCGCGAGGGGTTCAATTTCCAGACGAAGCTCATCATCCAGGGCCACTGCCGCATCCTGGGCCAGAACTACAAAGCCGTGACACTGCCGCTGCCTTCATTCGCCAAGCAATCCTGTAACCCGATTTGCGGCCCACCCGTGCCCCCAACACCGCCCTCGCCGCCGCCACAAGTGCTGCCATTTTCTTTTTCACCAAGCAACACGCTCATTACTTGGACAGATAAAAACGGGATTCACATTGGCGCTGGAGGCTTGGCCGATTTCAATTCCACTGCGGACATTGCCAGCGTTACCATTGTTGCCATCGAATCTTCCGCCCTGACCGCAATCAACAATCTGAATCAATTACCCGCTTTGGAAAACTTGGATGTCAGCCTTAATGCCTTGACAGTATTAGACATCGCGGGCACCGCACTCAACGCCTTGAATTGCAGTGGCAATAACCTGCCCACGGCACAGATTAACCAGATTTTATCTGTCCTGTCCGTTAATGGAATTACGGGTGGGGTGGCAGATACGTCCAATCAAACCCCCGCCGCGCCGCCGAGCGCCGGACCGCCCAGCGGTATTTTGGCTAAGATTTCACTTCAAGCCGAAGTGGCGCCGTGGACCGTAACCACTGACTGACATGAACGACTGCCAAACATGCCTGTCTGTTGACTGCGACTTTCCCACGGACCTCGAACTCTACTCGCTCCAGGGCCTCCAGTTCTTCCTCAACGGCCAGCTTTACCCCGTCATCTACTGTCCGGCAGGCTACAACTGCAACCCGTTCATCAACGACTTCCTCTACTTCCAGTGCTGCAATCGCACGCTCAAGCGGGCCATCAACTCCGGAATGACGTACCCGCAGATTCAGGCGCTTGTGCAGAGCATGTATCAGGAATGCCTGGGGTACTCGTGCGGAGATATGCCGAAATGGCCGGTGCAGCCCGCGTTCTTCTTCAACGCCCTCCAGATCATTTCCGGCAGTTGCATGTCGGGCGGCGGCAGCATCAGCATTTTTGTCAGCACGGCGCCAGCGGGCATGTTTGTTGGTCCCACTCAGGAGATTGCCAACGCGATGGCGGCGGCTTACGCCCAGCGCAACTATCATCAGCCCTGCTGCCTACAAAGCCCACGCATGACGGGGAATCCCGGATGGTGCTGCCTGGGAACCGATCTCGACCCTATCCCCGAACAAAACACTTACCTCGTGGGTGGACCCAATTCCGGCGGAGACTTCACGTTCAGCGTCACTGGTACTCTGCCGACGGGCACAACGCTGACTAAGGCTACGGCGAACACGGCGGTTCTCGGGGGAACGCCCACGACGCCGGGGTTCTACACCTATACCGTGCGGGCCACCAAGACCGCGCAGGGTTCGATCTATACCGAAGTCACGGACACCTTCGCTGTGTTCGGCATCACGAATCCCACTGGTACCGGCCCCGTGGGAACTCCATTCAGTCAGCAGTTGGCAGTGAGCGGGGGCACGCTTCCGGTCACATTCTCAGCCACTCCGGCGAACCTGCCAGCGGGTCTGACGATGGACTCGACCGGACTCATCACGGGCACGCCCACGACCCCTACCAGTACGCCGTTCAACGTGACGATCACGGATGCCGAGGGCGGGGTTTGCATGCAGGCGGTCACGATTACTGTCACAGGATCGGGGAGTATAAATTGGAGCACGCTAGTTTGGGGATCGTTCTACAACGTCTGCACCCCGTTGGCTCCTTACTCAGCTCCGAGCGGTACTTTTTCTGGTGCCAACTTTTCTATGGCGGCGAATGGGGGAGGAATATTTAACTGTAACGACCCGACCGGGCCGAGCGCCGCTTATTGCGACGGCACACTAACCTATAATGGTCCAGTGGTAAATGGCACCATCGCTGTCTCCGCGAGTTTTACTGGCGCAATCAATCAGGCTCGCGTTGATGTGGAAGTTCTTCAGGACGGAAATCCTATCATCACGGCGACGATCATCTCCGGCGGTGCCAGCCCCATCAGCGTTCCATTTACCGTTGCTGATACCGGCGGCCTGCCATCCACCATCACCGTGACGGTCCATTGGCAGGGCGGAGTTCCTTTTGGAAGCGATGGTTCGGTCAACGCCAATGGCAGCATCTCCTGATGAACCCCATTGCCACTTTAACCCGCATCGTGTAAGGATAAGACACGAACTGGTAATGTTCCTCGATCCCTACGATCTCCACCGCGTCCCATGAACGACATCCCCCAATACCAAGTCTCGAAGTCACTCACCCTGGGAGCCGCATTCGCCACGGCGTACACGTCGAACTTCGCCCGCTGGACCACCATCCGAAAAATCCTGCTCGCCAATACCACCGCCGGGGCGGTCACCGTCCAGCTTTGCTTCGTCATCCAGGGCACCAGCCCCAGCCAGGGTAACGCCGTGCTGTGGAACTACTCCGTGCCGGCCAACACCTTCGTCGAGCTGGGTGCCGACCAGAAGCTCCCCCCCGGGACCGCCGTGCAGGCGCTCGCCGGTTCGGCCAATGCCGTCAATCTGTTTCTCAGCGCCATCGAACAAGACCTGTCAGCCGCTTAAACCATGAACACACTCGCCAACTGCAAAGCCTCATCCCGCATCCGCCGAGTCGCGGGAAGCTGCAACGGCAGCCAGGACTTCCTGGACCTGCTCAACGACGGGGTGAGGATGCTGATGACGCGCGGGAATTTTTTTGGCACCGTGAAAAAGTGCTGCGCCTGCATCCGCTGCAATGAAATCGTCTGGCCTCGACAAGTGGCTACTCCACTCGCCATAAATCGCTGCAATCGCACAGTTCCACTCCAGAACCACTGGGCCGAATTCGACGCGCTCACTCGCAACGACCTGCTTGGTTATTGGGGCGGAGGCTGGGAATGGAATTTTGGCATGGGCGGTTGCGGTCAGCATCCCGGGCTGCAAGGAAACACGGTCCCCGTGTTCAACCCGATCTCGGGTGCGGATGGTATGGCGGGCGTTTACATCCGCTTCTATCCAACTCAGCAAGCCGACATCGGCAAGACGATCACCGTCTTCGGAATCGACAGCAACGGCGAGGAACTGCGTTCGGTCCGCTCTGACGGCACGGTTCAGGACGGCATCGTCACCACTCTCACACTGCCCTTTGCGACCATGCCCGCCAGCGATAGGAACGTCAACACCATGCGACACATTACCCGCATCGTGAAGGACGTGACGGACGGGCCGGTGTACTGTTTTCAATACCGCGCTTCCGATAACGTAATGCTCGATCTGGCGCGTTACGAGTCCGGCGAAGTTTTGCCAGACTATCAAACGACCCAGCTTCCGGGACACCACTTCGAGGCTGCTGCCGGATGCACGCCGATGATCACCGCCCTCGTCAAGCTCCAGCACATCCCAGCGGTCAATGACGATGACCTCGTTGCCATTGAAAACGTTGATGCCATCGCCCTTGCCATGCAATCAATTAAGTTGGCGGATAGTTTTGACTTCCAGCAAAAGTCGGCGATGGAGATTGCCGCCGTAAAAGAACTGAATGCTGAGTTACGCACTCGATTCCCGATCGATCAAACTCCCCAAACATTCAGCGCCTTTGGCACCGCTTTGCCGAGTAGGGCTGGTATTGGTCGCTGGACTTAACCGCCATGTATGATTTAAAAGAATTTGAGAAATGGTGGGTTGCGCCACGTGGTATTTTTTTGCCATTCGGGTTTGTTCCCCGCAAGCCACGGTGGAATCTCTGCGAATTTCTTCGACTTGCTTCCAAGTCAATTTTGCAAGGTAGCATTTGTCGCCCGCGCACCCCCTCCCGCGGTCCATCATATCTTTCATGTTTTGAGTATTGTTCCCAAGATACAAATGGTCTGGATTCGTACATTCTGGATTGTCACAAGTGTGTAGTACCATCAACCCCATCGGAATCTCGCCCCTGTGTATTTGCCAAGACACCCTCGGTCCCCTCAGGGTGTATGGGGGCTTTTTGGATGTTAGTATTCCGTATCCGTCTTTATCTTTTCGTCCTGTCCACACCCAGCATCCGGGTTGTTTCACGACTCGCGCCCAGAACCGAATCGGAATTGGAATTGCAACGAAGGCAGCCATTACTTCACCCTCCTTTGCTGCCAGTACGGCGAGTGGCAGTGAGCGCACACGGGCGGGAGTTTGGGTTTGCGCGGATACCACTGGTAGCCGCAGCGTTTGCACTTGAGCAGCTTGAGTATTGGTTTCATTCATTTATTTCTACATGAACATAGTAACGCGGTCAACAAAATAATAACGTGGCTCTCAATTATTCCGTCAATCCTTCCCCGACCACCGGCAGCAATACAGCTTATGGGTTGGTACCAGGCCAAATTTCTACGCCGCCGTCAACCTATGAGCAGGTTGGCTCCGTCTATCCCAATCTCGGCGCTCAGACCGGCCAGCTAAGCTCCAACGTCACCAACGAACTGGCGGGGCAGCTCTCCCCGCAAACGATTGCCGCCTTGCAGCAGCACGCCGCGCAGTTTGGCGTGCAGTCCGGTATGCCGGGGAGCCAGTTCCAGGGACACCAGGGGCTGGCGTCGCTCGGGCTGAACACGGAGGCAATGCAGCAGCAGGGCCAGAAGGATTACCTGTCGGCGCTGACTAGCATTGGCTCGACGCAGACGCCGCAGGCGCTGGCGGCGGAGATTGCATCGTCCAACGCGACTCTGGCCGCCGCGCCGAATCCGCAGATGGCGGCGGAGAAGCAGATGTCGGATTGGATGGCGAAGTTCAACGCGGCCTCGGGGGCGGGACGCGGGGGCGGCGGGGGCGGCGCCAGCGTCCAGCCAACCTCCAGCCCTTCGGGAGGGACAGGGAATTACGATCCGGTATGGGACAGCCTTGCTTACGGCGTCTCCGGCCAGTCGGGATTCATTGGCGGGAGCGGAACTCAAGCTTCCACATCCCCGGTGAACCTTGGAGTAGCTGGCTACAGTGGCTTGAGCAACCAACCCACTTCATCGGGTTCGATGTACATGGGTAGTTATCAGCCTCCTGTTTACGGCTCAGACATCTACGACCCGACCGGAAGTATGTTTGACGGACAGCAAGGGATGTCTCAGGATGAGTGGAACTACAACGTTGACTCTGGATTATAAGCGAAAGGAACACAATGGCTCTTTCTGGATTGCCGCCGTGGCTTCAAATTTCGCCGGAACAGTTCGTCCGCGCCGCCTCCGAAGGCGCTCAGGCCGGGCTGGCCGTCGCTCGCCTTAACCGCGAGGCTGACGAGGCCGCGCAACGGGCCGGACAACAGGGCCGCGAATTCGAGGAAGCCCAGGCTTTGCGCCAATGGGAGCAGCAGCAGCAGATGCAGATGCACGCGCAGCAGATGCAGGCCGCGCAGAAGAAGTCCGAGGACGAACTGGCGGCGCGGACGATGTATCAGCGCAGCATGATGGAGGCGAGGGTGCAGGCGGAGAAGGATCGGCAGACCGCGCAGACCGACCTTAAAGATTATCGCTCCAAGACAGTAGAGGATGCAGTCAAGCGAATGGAGAACTTGGAAGCTCACCGAAAAGAAATTGAGTCAGTCCGCAAAGAGGCTGAGGCGAGACAGGAAAAAACGGCGGCGGATAGCCAGGCATTGCGAGAGCAAAACGCAGCTCTTCGCGGCCAAGCCGAATACACGCTCAAAGCGCCGGATGGATCAATCATCAAGGGTAAAGCAAGTGATCCGGCTATTGCGGAGCTTCTGGCGAAACCAAAGGCTGCCAGCGACGCTGCGGCCCAGCCCGGATTTCTCAAGCGCGCGTGGAACACGATCACAGGTTCAGATGACACGGAGACAATTCCTCCGGTTGGCACCCCCGATCAGCAGCGATCGAATCGCACGCTGCTTGGGCCTGGAGGCTATCTGACGGCTCCGGTTCAAGCTCCAATGGTGTCCGGCACCGGCGAAACCGGAGATGCATTCCCGGCGATTCCAACAGGACCACAAAGCAGTTCCGGTTCGACAAAGAAGTTCCAGGATGCTTCGGGGAAAACGTGGACCTATACTGGAACGGCTGATAATCCGTTGACTGACACTGACGTATCGCACTGGCAGGAGTAATCACATGGCCGGACCAGATTTCGATACGCTACAAGAGGTTAAAGGGCCGGACTTCGGTTCGCTCAAGCCGTTTAAGGAAGCGCCGAGCCCCCAATTCGATATTCCTGCCGCGCTGGAGAATGAGGACATACCTCCCATTTCACCGTCTTTCGAGTCTCCGATGGCCATTACCGAAAAAGAAGGTCCAATTTATCAAAGTCAGTTAACACAGACCAAGGCCGCAGAGCCGTCCATTTATGAGGAGCCAACCTTTTTCACAAAGCCGCTCCACAAATTTGAAGCCCCCACCCGCGATACCATTGATAAGGTGGTGAGCATTCCGATGGAATGGGCCAGGGAGAGAATCGAATCTTCCGGCGATCAAACTCCTATTCCTCCGGTCCTGTCAAAGATTGCGCAAGGGCCGTCAGATAAAACGCTCAACAAGGTTCAAGGCGTCTTAACGTCTGCCGCCGATACCGGCAGTTTCTTCACCAGCCCAATGGGGGTTTCCATGCTGGCTATTGGCGGACTTCCGAGCGCCGTGCAACGCACGGTAGCTCTTGCATTCGCCGCCCAGATGGGGGCGCAAGTCCCGGAGATTGCCACGGCTTTGGGCGATGAGTACGGAAAGCCCGAAGATCAACGCGATTACAAGAAAATCGGCAAGCTCGTCACCGATGCAATCACAGCCACCGGCTTCTCTGCGGCCCTGACTGCCAGTTCGGGAAAGGCAGCCTTTGATGCGTCAAAATCCTGGATCATAGATAAACCTTCGGCTTTGGCCGGCAAGTTGGCTCCTGACCTTATCCGATTGAGCCCCAGTGGACCCCCGGTTGCGGGATTAACACCCAAAGCGCCAGAGCCTTCGCCGTTAGTTCCTCCTTTGGGTGTTGCTCAAGCTCCTACTGCTGCGCCACAGCCAACGCAACGAAACCGAGAGGTTGGCGGCCCCAACATGGGCGATGTGCTCTCGGGACGGGAGACAATGACATCTCCAGAGCTTCCCGCCCTTGCGCCCAAGGCCGAAGCGCCCGCTGCGGCACCGGCTGTCGAGGCGGCCGAAAAACCTTTAGTAGCTGACATGGATTCTGCCCGACGGGTTGCCAATATGTCGGACGATGAGTTTATGAGGGTGGGCGGATCATTCAACAAAACCAATGTCGAATTGGGCGAGAATGCCACTGCCGAAGATGTTGTCGAACTCAAAAAACTTCATGCTGCTGCCGACAAGGAATTGAACGGAATTCTGGAGAAGGCCCATAATCATACGGCCACGATGGACGACATCAATCGTCTGGGTGTCCTTCAAGGCAAGGTGCAGTACTTCAGCGAGGCGATTCAAGCTGCGCCAAAAGAAGTTGGTGGTAACGGTAGAGGTTTCACCAATGCTGAAAAGCTCGCCCAAGGAAAGCCCTCCGCCCCGCCCGCGCCTAGCGAGGCTCCGAGAGTTGGACTTCAGGGAGACATCCCGGTTCAAAAACTCCAAAGCGCATTCCAGAAATTCGTCAGCATGGAGGAAATGACGCCCGAGGAAGAAGCCTTGGTAAAACGGGCTTCAACCGAACAGCCTGAACTTTACAACAAACTGTCCGAGCTTTATCCAGTCAACATTCCCGGTGTCGAACCTATTCCAGAAGGAAAGGTAGCCTCGCTTGGATTGTCATCACAACAGCAAGCGAGACTCGATGCAGTCCTGGAAAAACTATCGCAAGCCTTGTCGGAAAAAGGCGCTAAGACATCCGCCCCGACCGCGCCTACCGCCGCTCCGGAACCACTCCCAATCACGCCTGAGCCCAAACCCGCCGCGCCTGAGCAGGGAATGCCGCCGAGCCAGTCCTTGGGTGGCGCGCTCGCTGGCGAGGACTTGGGCAAGGGAGATTTCGTCTCCAACATGTTCGCCGCCATCGACCGCGACCGGACAACAATGGGCAAGCAGCCGATGGACCCGACTGTGAGGCGGTCTTGGAGCGAGGATGAGAGCCGCGCTTTGTCGCAGATGAACCGGGACCCGAATTGGATTCCTGACCTGCTCGACCGGATGGAAAAACAGCCGCGACCGCTGCTATCCTGGGAGAATGCCGGGGTGGTGTTCGAGCGTGGCAGGCTGAAAGCCGAGTACAACAACGCTTTACAGCGTGTGGCCCGCGCCTTCGATGACAACCGCACCGAAGACCTCGCCGCCGCCAAGACCGATGCCGCCGCTTTCGAGGACAGGCTTGAGCGCCTAGACCGGATCGTTGGCCGCAACGGCACCGGCAGCGAAGCGGGCCGGTCCCTGCAAGCTCAGAAGATGGGTGCGGGCGATGATTTCACGCTGATCGAAATGACCTTGCAGAAGCGTGCGGCTTTGGGTGGACGCAGGCTCACCCCAGATGAAACCTCAGCCATCCAGAAGGACGTGGACCGGCTCAATTCACTCAATGCCGCCCTCCAAAAGAACCTGTCCGAAGCCGAGGGAAAGACCCGCGAAGCCAATGCCAAGATCGCCCTGGAAGCCATCGAGAAAGAGAATCTGAGAAAGCAAATCCCCGCTTTCGACAAGCGCGTGCTCGCCGCCGCCCAGAACGTCGTCAACAGTCTAAAGAATCAGGCCAACTCAGCCCGTGAAAGAATCGCCGCGAGACAGAAACAGCCCGGAGCAACTTCGGGAGGTATTGACCCCGCCGACATTGACGATTACGCCATCATCGCTTCCTCTCACATCGCAGAGTTTGGGCTGACCGCCGCCAAGGTCATTGACCGCATGGCGATTGAGTTTGGAGAATCCATCCGATCCGCTGCCGACCAGATCATCACCAAAGCCAACGCGCTGCTGGACAACCTGAAGGCGCCCGATCCAGTGAAGCGCGCCGTCCGCAAGGGCGCCACTGACGCCGAGAAACAGACCGACATCACGGAACGCATCAAGGCCAAGCTGAAAGACAAGCGGCTGGACGAAATCACGCCGCTCGTCCAGAAGCTCGCTCGACAGTTCAGTGACCAGGGTGTGCGTGGATGGCGGGGGATAGGCGATGCTGTTCATGGAGTGCTCAAGGAACTCATACCCGATTTGGATTATAGGGACACGCTAGACGCAGTTTCCGGGCACGGTAAATTCAAGATTCCAAATCAAGAGGAAGGCGCAAAAGCCCTGCGCGATGCCAAGGGCCAGATGCAGGAAGTGCGAAAGATTCAGGAAGTCATCGCCCGCCAGCCGGTTCAGCCCACCGGATTGAAGCGGGATTTGCCTTCTGACATCAAACGCCGGCTCACTCAGATTTACGAGAACGCCAAGCGCAAGTTCGGCATCGTCATAACGGACCCGGCCACCCAGCTTCGCTCCGCCTTGCAGGCCCGAAAGACTTACTACGAGCATCGCATTTCCGATCTGCAAGCCGAGATCAACTCCCGCAAGCGCGTCGTCAAGACCAAGGCCCCATCCCCTTCCGACCCCGCCCTTGAAAAACTGGTGGCCGAGTACAAGCTGGTTAAGGCTGCGCATGATGAAGTCTTTGGCCCGCGTGAGTTGACCGACGCCCAGCGCGCCGAACGCGAGTCCAAATCCCTCGACCGGCAGATTGCCGAAGTGCAGCGCCAGTTGAAGGAAGGCGACATCTTCCCAGGCGGTAAAACGGCGCGCCCAACGTCGCCTGAAATCGAGGCCCGCCGAGCCAATCTTGAAGCCCTGAAGTCCGAGCGAGACTACCTGCGCGAGTCGATCAATCCCAAGACCACTCCCGAACAGCAGGAACTCGCCGCTGTGGAGAGCCGCCGAAAGCAGTTACAGAAGCGCCTCGACGAAGCGGAGAGAAAGATCAACACCGGCGACATCACCGCTGGCAAGGTCACAGCCAAACCAGAATTGACGCCTGAACTCCAGGCGATGCGTGATGAACTGGGGCAAATGAATGAGATGGTGGCTAAACTCCGCGCTGCCATTCGGCCCGAACTGACCGACGCACAGAGGTTGTCCGCCCTCAAGGCGAGTCTGCTTAGAAACAACGCCAAACTCTCAGACAAGATCGCCCGCGGAGACTTTTCAAAACGTCCCAGAAGAGAGGTTGTGATGGACCAAGAAGCCACCCGGCTCCGCGCCGAGTCTGAGCGCATCAAGAAACGCTGGCGTGAGGCGCTGGTCAATGACCGCCTTAAGAACCGCAACAACTGGGAAAAGACGCTCGACTGGGGCACCAAATACCGCCGGGCGGGGGTACTCTCCTCGCCCGTCGTTATTCCTAAGCTGATCTCAGCCGGCATTCAGCGTCTGACCTCTTTGCCTTTGGAGGAGGCTGCCGGAAGCGCATTGGGAAAGATCCCTGGCGTTTCGGGTGTTGCTGCCCGCGCCCCGCTGGAAGGCGGGGGATCAAACCTAAAGGCGGAACTTCGTGGGTTTTCAGCCGCCTTCACGCAGGGCATGAGAGACGCCTATGCCGTACTTAAGACCGGCCATTCCGATCTCGACGTGCTCTACGGCAAGGCCGGGGAAAGTTATACCGGAGAGTTTGAGATGGCGTCCAAACTGCTCGCCTTGCCCGGACGAATCCACGGCATGATTAAGGCCCCGATCAAGCGTGCTACCTTCGAGCGCGCGGTCCAACGTTACGCCGACTTCTATGCTCGTCAGGGACTCGACCTCTCCGATGAAGTGCTCAAGACTCGAATCGCGGTCGATGCCTACAAAGCCGCCAACCGTTCCATCTTCCTTCAGGACAACATGCTCGCGTCTAAGGTGTCCGCGTTCCTGGCAGAGAAGCGCAGCAACGAAACCGGCCACGCCACCGTTGGCAGCAAAGTACTGGCGACCACGGGGCGCGTCCTGCTTCCGATTGTGCGGGTGCCAACCAATATCGTTCACGAGACCATGCAGTATGCCGGCGGATTGGCCAGCGGTAGCGCGCGGCTGGGCGTAGCAATGGCTAAGGGCATCGACAAGCTTTCTCCCGATGAGGCCGACCTTATCATGCGCGAGTTGAAGAAAGGCAGCATCGGTGCGGCGGTGCTCGCCTTGGGTTACTTCAACGCCGATGCGATTGGCGGGTACTACCAGCCCAACCGGAAACAGAAACCGGGCGCGGTCAAATACGGGTCCATTCGAGTCAACGGCATGGACATTCCCGCTTTCCTGCTCCACAACCCGTTGCTGGAATGCCTGCAAGCCGGGGCCACGGTGCGCCGGGTCGCCGATTCCAAGTTGCGTAAGAAAGACGCTGGGCCGCAAGGGCTCCCAGCGGGAGTTGGAGCCGCGGCTTTCGGCATGGTGGAGCAAGTGCCGTTCATGCGGGAAATGTCCGAGCTTGAGAAACTTCGCAACCCCTACACGCGCGGCGAATTCCTCGGTGAACAGGCGAAGTCAATTGCCGTCCCGTCCATCGTCCAAAAAACTGCCGAGTGGATGGACCAATCGAGAAAACGAAAGCCGACGACCGTGCTCCAGCACATCGAAACCGGGATTCCCGGTCTGCGAAAGAGCGTGCCGCTCGACACCAAAGCAAAGTAGAAAGGACAGCTATGCCCCTCGGATCAAACGTAAAGGCTTAGACGCGACGGCCAGGCGCAGGAACCGTGGCGGCTTGCTGTTTTGCCGCCGGCAGGGGTTGTCTTGATTCTCCCCTCATACGTCCGACGCGCGCCGGACGGCCATCAGCGCCGCGCGCAAATTTCTCAAAATACTTCTTGCGTCGAGTGCCGCACTTTGGCATAGTTAGTTCCATGTCGAAGAAATATGATGCGATGACAAAGGTGCGGGTCTTCCCGGAAAGCCTCAAAAGGCTCCTTAAAGCTCGGCGGATTGTGCCCCACACCGGCAGCCTGGACCTGATGGTAAACGAAGCTATCGAATGTCATTGGGCGCTTCAAATCGCAATCTACTCAACCTCAACCTTAACCAAAAACCGAAAGAAAGGATCAAAATGAAAGACAAGACACCAAAACCCATCATCGAAGAAATCTACGATCGCCACACAGACAAAAAACCACAACCCCTAATCGTAACGACCGCGCATCGTGGTGTTTTCTTTGGCTACGGAACGCCAACGGATGCAGCCACCATCACCCTGACTAACGCTCGCATGTGCGTTTACTGGACCTGCGATTTGCATGGAGTCTTTGGACTTGCCAGCCGCGGGCCTGGCGCTGGTTGCAGGATCGGACCATCCGTCGAGCGGATCACCTTGCGCGACGTAACCGCCGTTATTGAGTGTTCCGAATCCGCCGCCACCGAATGGGGGAAAGAGATATGGTCCTAGTGCAGTATAGATTCGGCTCCGGCTACGGCGACGGCTACGGCGACGGCTACGGCGACGGCGACGGCGACGGCGACGGCTCCGGCTACGGCTACGGCGACGGCTACGGCTACGGCTACGGCGACGGCTCCAGCTCCGGCTACGGCTCCGGCTACGGCTCCGGCTACGGCGACGGCTCCGGCTCCGGCTACGGCGACGGCGACGGCGACGGCGACGGCTACGGCTACGGCTCCGGCTCCGGCTCCAGCTCCGGCTCCAGCTCCGGCGACGGCGCCGGCTCCGGCTCCGGCTACGGCTCCGGCTCCGGCTACGGCGACGGCCAAGATACCAAAGAATACTTTTCGGCTCTGATTACGCCACACACCGCAGACTTCGGCATGGTCGCGTTCTGGCGTTCCTCTCTAGACGGAAAACCGGCTAACGGAGGCAGTGGGCCACCTCGAAAAGTCGGCGCAATTGAAACTACCAGCGGCAGGCTAAACTTGTGCGGCGCTACAGCACTTCACGCCACGCTCAAGCCGTCGGAATGGAAAGGCGAACGCTGGTGGATTGTGCGCCTCTCCTATCCCATAATTGGAGACGATGTCAAGCTCGGCTCGCAGAGACGCGAGATTCTTAGAGACCTTGGGCGTTGCCCGTTTTAGTTAAAACAACCTCAACCTTAACCAAAAACCGAAAGAAAGGATCAAAATGAAACAGAAACCAGATCAGATAATCGAAACCATACAAGCCCGGCACACCTTCAACGACACGGAAAAGATCGAGTTGTCGCTGGAACTCAGCCGCACCTGCTCCAGCGTCAACTCGCTGGAGCAAGAGAAGTCGGCCATCACAAAGGACTATGCGGGTCGTATTGGAACGGCTGAGATCAAACGCGACTCGCTCGTGGAAAAGATCATCTCAGGATACGAGATGCGTCCGACCGATTGCATCGTCATCATGGACCCGAAGAATCGCAGCAAGGATTTCTTTCGGATACATGACGGATTGCCGGGCGAGTTTGTTGAGCGCCGCGAGATGACCGCCGCGGACTTTCAGTTGACGCTGCCGGAAGTGGAAGAGAGGGCTGAATAATGCAAACGTACCCAAAATCCACGCTGAATGGCTACAACGCCGGTTGGTGTGACGCTGCCGAAGGGCGGGAAAAAAAGAACCCATTCGATTTTGAAAATAAAGGACAGACAATCGCCTCCCATGCGTACAATCGAGGCTACGAAGATGTAGCGGATTTTAGGCAATTGCATGGAAAAGACCTTCGTAGAAAGGAGTAACAAGTGAACATCAAGCAAGGACCCGCATGGTATATCGGACAACAGGTTTTCCCCACGATCCAAGAAGCGCAGAAAGAAGAACTTAAAGTCCTTCTATCGGATGGGGGCGCCCACACCGAAGTTGCCAAGGCTGTGATCGACTCGATTATCAATCATATGGATGAGGTCATCGCCATCCTCACGTGTACACCTAAGTCCAAGGGACCGCGCAAGCCTCGCAGCGACATCGGCAAGAAGCGCACGAAGAAGGACGCAACACCCGCCATCATATGAGTGAAGACCAAACCGATTGGACGACAAAGGCCCTCGTCGCCGGTGGAATCTTGACCGTCAGGACCGCTATTCGTCGGAAGAGCATGATGCAAGCGAAAATGAAATGTCCGGGAGAAAAGGCAATCTTGGGCAAAATTTCACTCAGCATGAATGGTGCGCTGGATAACCTCGAAGCGGCGCTCGCCCAGGATTGCGCCGAAGAGATGAAATCTCGTGAACAGTGAACGCATAGCGGAGTTGAGAAAAGAAGTTGTAGAAAACGCTTTCAATGACGAGGCATTTAGCGAGGAAGTGGTCTCGGAATGTCTCGACGAGATCGAACGGCTGCAAAAAAACATCGAAAATGCCATCCACGTTATTGAGCAGCAACCCAAGGGTTACTCCGACCGAAACCATTTGCTTGTGATTCTTAGGCTCCAATAATTCACCATGACACCCGAACGATTCATCGAACTAAAGCACCTGACCGTCCCTATCCAAATCGAAATCGACGGCGGCAGGCTGAAGGAGTGCATTGAGGAAATCGAGCGGCTGAAAGCCGAGAATGCGCGGATCCTCGATGAACTCAAGAGCTGGGAAGAACGATTTCCAACACGCCGATGCCCGACGAGTCCGACAACTGCCGATTGACCATTTTCACGAACTCGCCCGGTGACGCCGCGACTTACGAAGCCTCGGGATGGAAGATGAGCAACCTTTACGTCCTCAAGTTCAGCCCGGCCATGCAGCCCGACCTGATCCACCGGAAGCTCTACGCAATGCAGTTCTGGAAGCCGAAGCGGCAACTCAAACAGCCCGAGCTCCTATGACCCCCGCCGACCTCGCCGACCTCATCGAGCGTGTCGCCAAGCTCGAAAGGATCGTCGCCCTCCTGCTGCGGCTCCAGGAACCCGAACTGACCGGCGAGCAGCGG